ACTCCCGCAGCAGGAGGCGGTTCTGTAGCTACAACGAATCAAGCTGATGCTGCTTCTTCAGCAGCAAGCGCAGCAGAAGCAGCCACGGCCAATGATCCTAATGCAGCAGAAGCCGCAGCGATTGTTGAGGCAGCAATGGCTGGAGCTAAGCAGGATGTTGGTGACAATCGGGACATCGTAACGGACGCAGACGGGACAGTCTGGGTCAACAGTGGCAGTTTTCCAACGGCTCCAGACGTTAATTCATGGGTAACAAACAATCCCTCTGCAGCAGTCATTGCTGATTATGAAGCGCAGACTGGCAATATTTACGCTGGCGGGCCATTAACAATCAGCGTGGCAAAAGGGCAGTTCCCAACTTCTGGCGCAGCAGATACTGGAGATGGGTCTGGTGAACAGAACAACCAGAACAACCAGAACAACCAGAACAATCAGGATGGTAATGGTCTGCTTGAAAATGCAGCAGCAATACTAGGTGGTTTGTCTGCTGCAGTGTTGAACAATGCCGATCCTTACAATGTTCCTTTGCCTCCTGCTGGTGAAACTAACAACAACACAACCACAACCACAGAAACGACAACGACCACGATTGACGATGATGCTTTCACATTTACTTGCCCAACAGGGACTGTAAGAGAGGGTGATCAAGTAGTCGACCTGGCTCAGTGCAATGTTCCGACTGGGGGAGATACGGCTACTGTTTGCGGAACTGGGACGGAGTTAGAAGGCCAACCAATCCCTGCTGATGGCAACTGCAATCCGAATGCAGGGACGGGTGAAAATGGCGGTGGAACTTGTCCTGCAGGCTCTAAGTTACAAGGTCAAGCCATTCCAGCAGACGGGAATTGCAATCCAGGTGATGGAGATGATGTCTGCGGTGCTGGGACTAAGCTTGCGGGTCAATTAGTGCCAGCAGATGGAAATTGTAATCCTGGGCTTGGTGGTACAGGTTTCTGTCCGACAGGAACAATTCTAGCAGGACAAGCAATTCCAGCAGACGGTAACTGCAATCCTAGCTCTGGAGAAGGGCCAGGGACTGATTTAGGCACTGGAGGCACTGGTGGAGGTTCTGGCGGTGCTGGTGATGTCTATAACTTATTTACGCAAACAGCCAGGACACCAGCAGCACTTTCTGTCCTGGAAAATCGCAATCTTGATTACGAGCTGACACCTCTACTTTCACGGGTGCTGAATATATGACTTATTTAGATTTGATAAATGCTGTCTTGAGAAGACTGCGAGAAACAGTTGTCACAACTGCTGCAGAGACTGATTACAGTGCTCTGGTCGGTGAATTGGTGAACGATGCCAAGAAGACTGTTGAGAACAGTCATGAGTGGACTTCACAGAGATCGACAGTCAGTTTTCCAACTGTTGTAGATCAGGCTAAATACACCCTGACAGGGGCCAAGATCAACTCGCTAGTCAAAAGGGGCATGAACGACACGACCAACAAGTACCTTACCCAGAGGAACGCTATCTGGTACGAAGAGAAGACCATTTTGGCAACAGCAAGCACTGGATCGCCGAGTGACTTCATCATCGACGGTGTGGATGCGAATGGCTTGCTCCAGGTTTCTGTATATCCGACTCCTAACGCTATCGAGACGTTAAAGTTTGTCTGTGTCATACCTCAAGCCGATTTGGAGGCTGATGCAACGCAGTTGCTAGTTCCAGACAACCCAGTGGTGCAGTTGGCTTATGCGATGGCTCTGAGAGAGCGTGGAGAGACTGGGGGGCAATCTGCTGCAGAGCAGTTTGTTGTTGCCCAAGGATCTTTGGCTGATGCGATTGCGATGGATGCGTCCAGACAGCCAGGGGAACTTGATTTCTTTAGGTTGTAACTATGGCTCAACAACTACAGAACATAACAATTGCAGCTCCTGGCTTTGGTGGGATTAACACCCAAGACAGCCCTTTGATGCAGTCTCAGGCTTTTGCAGCAATTGCTGACAATGCTGTGATCGATAAACAGGGCAGGATTGCTGCTAGGAAGGGATACAGCATGACCTCTTCGAACGGATCGTCTGTTCTAGGGTCGAGTGCTGGTATCGAGCACGTTTCAGAATTTGTCCAGCAGAACGGCACAAAGGTCGTTTTTACCGGAGGAAATAACAAGATTTTCAAAGGCACATCAACGCTGACAGATGCAACACCTGGCTCATATACCATCACGGCAAATAACTGGTCATCTGCCACTTTGAACGATGATCATTTTCTGTTCCAAAGAGGTCATGAGCCTTTGGTCTATGATGCTGGAACCAGTGCTCTGACTAAGATCACTGCTCATGCTAGTGCTGCTGGGACACCGCCAAGTGCTCACATTGTTCTGGGTGCTTACGGTAGGTTGTGGGCTGCTGATACTTCCAGTAACAAAAAAACCATCTATTGGAGCAACCTGCTTAATGGTGTGGATTGGTCTGGTGGTTCTTCGGGCAGTCTTGATCTCACCAATGTATGGCCCTCTGGCTATGACGTAATCACTGCTCTGATGGCTCACAACAATCTGCTCATCATATTCGGGCAGCAGAATATTCTGATTTATCAAGGTGCTGACGATCCTGCAAACATGACTCTTGCTGATGTCATCAGCAACATTGGTGCGATTAACAGAGATGCAGTGGTTAACACTGGTAAGGATGTGATCTTCACTGATTTTTCCGGTGTTCGAAGCTTAGGTCGAACTATCCAAGAGAAGTCTGCTCCGATTGGAGACATCAGCAGAAACGTCAACTTCGACATCAAGGCATTTATTGCAAGCGATGGTGGCAATCTGAAGATGGTCTTCGATCCAAACAATGCTTTCATTCTGTGTGTCTTCACTGGTGTAAGCGGTTTATTTGTTTTTGACACCAGATTCCCGCTTGAAGATGGCAGTTTTAGAGCCACAACCTGGAGCGGGATCGAGCCTCTTTCGATGTACCTCTTCGATGACGAGGAGTTGTACCTGGGAGTCGAGGATGGTCTGGCTAAGTATGACACTCAACAAGACAAGGGAAATTCTTACACGATGAGCTATTTCAGTCATCCGCTTGATTTCGGTGACAGCTCTAGGCTGAAGTTTTTGAAGAAGATCAATTTAACGACATTCAACGGCTCTGATGCCAGGGTGTCTTTGCAGTATGGATATGATTATTCGGCAGACTACACAAAGAGAGCCTTCTCTCTGCCTGCTATCAACGCTGCTCAATACAATATCAGCGAGTACAACACGACAGCAGAATATAGCTCCAGTTCGGTATTGATTAATACACAGAGAATTAATGCCAGTGGTTCTGGGACTGTCGTGCAGATTGGTTTGGAAACAACCGTGAATGGGAAAGAAATTGCCATCCAACAGCTCAATGTGCAGAGCTTAGTTGGAAGGATGATATAGGAGAAATAAAGTGGCTAATTACACGAAGCTGACTGGGTTCACTTCAAAGGACAGTCTGGTCTCAGGATCGGCTCTCAAGGTCGTTAAAGGAGCTGAGATCGACGCGGAATTTGATGCAATCGAGACTGCAGTGAACAGCAAGAGCAACACAGCATCTCCGACATTCACTGGCACTGTGACAGTTGCGAATCTAACTGTGACTGGCACAACAACCGTGACAACGATTGACGGAGGGACTTACTAATGGCTCACAATCCGTTCCACACTTTCATAAGTAATCCCACTAACCTGGCTGGCTTGGCTCAAGTCGGTTTGGGTAATGTTGCGATCAATAGGCTAGAGAACCTGGGTGATGATGCTCTGACTCGAAGCAACAACTTGATTAGCAACGTCAAGGAAACAGGCAAGTTCAATCCTTTCACGGTTACTGCTGGCCCTGGTTCAGTGAGCTTTGATCAATTCGGAGGAGCTACATATAGCACCGATCCTTCATTGGCTAACTTTCAGACTAATCTGACTAATAACGCCCAGGCTGCTTATAACGCCATATTTAAGCCGAAAGTCGATCCGGTCACTGGTGAAATTACTATTGATCAAGGAGCAAATCGTCAAGGATTCGTCAACGCAATAACTGGAACCACTGACATCAAAGGCAACTTGCTCAACACTGGTGGATTGAGTGAGCGTGAGCAGTTGGTCAGTGACTTTGTTGGAAACAATGTCAGCCTCACTGATCCATTTACTTCTGCTGGTGTAGCTTCAAGAGAGCAAGATATTTTCAACCGTCTGCAAGCCCTCAGAGAGCCTGGCAATGAAGAAGCAAGGGTAAACCTTGATCAACAATTGTTTGCTCAAGGCAGGGGTGGTCTTAGAACTGCACAATATGGTGGATCACCAGAAGAGCTTGCTTTGCAGAGAGCGATCCAGGAGCAACGTAGTGCTGATGCAGTGACTGCAATTACTCAGGGAAGGCAAGAGGCTATGGACTTGTCTAATCAGCGTCTGGCAGGTCTACAGGAAGCCAGAGCAGGTGCTCAACTGCTCTCTGATCAAGTTCTTGGTGGGTACGGTGCTCAATTTGATGAGACGAATATTGGCACTGCAGCAACCTCCAGGATGCTTCAGGATGCGTTCTTGCCAGCGACTACATTAGCGGATCTCACAACTCCAGGGTTGCAGGCGAGTGATATAGCTACAACTGCGAATCGTCAGCTTGCTGGTTTTGAGCGAGATGCTGGGATTGCTGCACTGAATTATGACTTAGGCACAGAGCAGAGTGCTGGCAATCTTAGACTTGCTCAGGCAGAAGCTTTGATCAATCTGTTGCTAGGTCAGCAAAACAATTCACAGTCGAGCGGAATGTCGATCAACGACTATCTTGAAATGATGGGAATCGACTAGGAGAAAATTCATGGCTGGAAAAATATCAGATTTACTCATTGGTGGTGATCTTATTGATCAGCAGTTGACTGAATTTCTCGATCCTGGACTAAAAACCCAAAATGAGATCGCAAGAAGAACCTCAGCAATGCTGACTGGTATTGCACCAGAAAGCCCAGGAGCACCGACTGGACAGATGGCTGCAAGGCTTACTGCTCAAGGATTTGAAAACTTGAGAAGAGGTTTGGCTGAACAGAACCCTGGACGCTTTGCAAATGAGGCTGAGTTGTTCCAACAGCAAGTGCAGGGTCTTAATCTAAACGATCCTGCAGGTCGTGCTGCTGCTGTAGCTGCTGCTCGAAGGATAAACCCTGCAAGAGCTATGCAGCTTGCTCAAGCCTTCCAAGCACAGGACGTTGCTTCTCAGCAGGCAATAGGAAATCGGTTTGCTGTGCAGAATAAAACCTACAGTGATGGCAGTATTTTCAATCAAACAGCAACTGGTCAACAGGTTTTGATAACCCCAGAGGGAACATTTACAGACCCGAGCGAGATTGCTGTTCGTAGGCAAGCTATCGAGCAAAGCGAAGCGCAAACGCAAGCTCAACAGACAGTTGATGCTGCTCAGTTATTAGCAGAGCAAGAGATGGTCAATAGCCAGATAACCGAAGCTCTAACTAAGCAAAACCAAGTTGATGACCGTCTTCAGGTTTATAACCAGATACTTGCAGTGTTAGACGATGAAAATGCAAATCCGAGCGCATTACAGAGCTTGTTCCCATCATTCTTGAGGAGCAATGCGACCAATCAGTTCTATGCGCTTACTAATGCGTTAGGACTTAATGTCATTTCTGGCACAACCTTCGGTGCTTTGAGTGAGAGTGAATTGCGGTTTGCATTGCAGACAGCAGTTCCTGTGCTGGATGGTAGAGATGCTTACGAAGACTACTTCATGCGCAAGAGAGAAGTTGAACAGAAGCTGCTGAATGAGTTGATCAACTATCAAAATTATTTACAGGGCGAGGGAAGACCAACAAGTCTTGGCGCATTTAGAACAATGACAGAAAGACAGGCTGATTTCACATCAAGCGCAAACCCTGATCAAAGAATCGAAATTCCTGAAGAATATCTCAATACAGCATCAAACCCTGCTAACACTGGCATATTGAGAAGCCCAGAGGAACAAGCGGCATTTGACGAGTACAAGGCTAGTTTACCGAGGCAAGACTAATGAGCGGGATTGACAGAGCCACTGCAAGACAGAACATCATTGAAAAACAGCAAGTTCTATTTCGAGATAAACCAGAAAACTGGGAGCTTGAATTTGCAACATTGGAAACTGCTCTTCAATCGATAGAAGCGGAAATCCCAAAGACAGAAGACCCTGGTTTGTCTATCAACAATCTAGGTCGTGCTGCTCTGAATAGGTTGCCAACCAGCTTTGCCAGAGCTGCAGATGCTGTCGGTGACTTGGCAAATTTCGTTGTTGGGCCGAAGGAGCAGGTCGATGCACAGGGCTATGCTTTGCGTGACCCTATAACAAACAGACCTCTGCCACCTCAACGAAGATTTGATTTTGGTCTTGAGGAGAAGGTCGGAGAGTTTGGTCTGCCCACCAGTATTGATTTACTCGGTGAGCAGAATGCAAATATTGCGCTTGGCATCGACTTATCAATGGACAATGCAGTTCTGGCATTTCCTGTTGGCAAAAGCATCAATATGAGTGCAGCGACACTTGCAAAGCTCCCTGGGACTAAACGACTCACTGATCCGTTCAGGCATTTCGACTTGGTGGACGAAATCTTTTATGGGTCAGCTTCTGGGTTTGGTGCAGGGTATTTCTCGGCAGACGGGGAAACTCCCAACTTAGCAGCAGAGATTCTATCCCCTTTAGGAATAAGTGTCGGAGCTAGTGGCGTATACAAGCAAGTGCTTGCTCGTTTGTTCCCTAAATATCGATCATCTGACTTAAGTGAGGAGATGGCTTTCACTCTACTCAACAATGCTTTGGCGCAAAGCGGACTGACGATTGACGAAGCTGTCGAACGATACACTAGGCTTGGCGC